TAGCGTATAGTTTCTAGTTCTTATCATTTGATTAACCCATTACCCAATCGCTGTGCTTATAGACCCAGTCAACAAAAGTATATTTAATTCCAGATGTAACATCTTTTGACTTATATACCTGTGCTCCATCTATAGGAAAGCAATACAAAGTGTTTGTTTCAGGAAGAATTTCAGATCCATCTGATAATGTTATAATTTCTCCGCCAGTCCATTCACCAAGGTAATAGCATGCTACATAGTCTGCTGATTTCCAGGTGTCTGCTCCGCCCCATATTCTATCTACATTGTCACTAGGTCTTGTTCTGTTAATTGTGTTATGTTCGTTAGTCCAGAATTCGTTAATTATACATTCAATAATTGAAGAGTTTAAAGTTTGAATCGAAAGAGGTGTAGAAATTCTACCGTGAATTTCAGAGTCTGTTGGGTGAGTAGACCAAGACTCTTCATCAAGAGCATCACATTGAAATAGTATATAGTTGTAGTCATCCAGGTTTAACAAGTCTGGGTATTTAAGAATTCCATTGCCCATATCAACAAACCCTATCTTTTTGCTAAGATGAACTTGTTCAATTGGACGTTCACCTTTAGATTCAGAAATAGATATTTCATTAGATATTTCTTCAACAGGTTCTTCGTTATTGTTTTCAGGTAGATTTGTTTCCCAAATAATTTCAGCCATTTTTATTTCTTTTCCGTTAAAAAAGTAGAGTAAGCATATCTTATTCCACTTGTAACTTCTGCAACACCGTGTCTAATTAAAGCACCATGTATTAACAGATCACCAGATTTTGGTTTAATTTTTAATCCCAATAATGGGTAGTATATTTCTCCACCTTCAAACTTATCTGTAAAGTATGCTACAACTCCATATTTTGTAATAGCACATGTGTTAAAGTCATCATTTGAAGTTGCTTCTCCATCTTCCCCGCAAGTATCTTCGTGCTCGTGCATACTATCTCCAACAAACATTCTATGGAAAGAAGAGTTTGCAGTAGCTACATAGCCAGGAGATACGAGATCATTTACTCTGCTATTTATATCAAGAAGTTCTGGGATAGCAATGCTTACCTTTCCGTTGTACCAATCTAGTGGGCTATTTGCTTCATTCCATTGTGGCTCAGTAAGTCCGTTAGCAATGTTCTCTAAAGAAACGCACTCCTCTTCATTTAAAAAGTTTTCATACACCCAGATATCGTCATATATTTTTTTAACGTTAGGATTGTTGTCAAAATTAAGCATCTTTTTTCTTTCTCCAAAAAAATATTTTAGATAGAATTTTTTCTATCCGTAATTCTATTCTAGTTTCCATTTTGCCTGCATTAGTTTCTTCCTTATAATACTTTGTTCCAAAATAAGGGTTTTTCATTTGTTTAGAAAACTCATGAGGGGTCATATATCTATTATACACCCCAATAAACAAAAAACCCAATCAGAGGCGGATCCGATTGGGCTTTGCTGCCATTTAAGGCAATTATAGGGAACAATAAATTGCTCGACCTATAACATTATTGTATTGGATACAATATTTTAAGTCAATACTAATCTACAGAAATCATTCCTCTTGCGATTAGTGCATCAACAATTCCACTGCACATATGATTATAAGCAGGTTGTGCTTGTAATAGAGCCTTTTCCAGCTCAACCAAGTCTCCCTTATTTTGCACAGTTGCTTGTCTAGATTGAATATTAATTTGTTCAACCATTGTGTCTACAACAGATTCTTTACTCGCCATTTTCTTCCCTTTCGTCTATTGAATAAGATGGACTAGGACCCAGAAGGAATCCCTCTTTATGATATTGTATCATTTTTCCTACTTCTTCTCCACCTACTGCTCCTTTTGCCACCAAGGTCAGCATATCGTAAATTCGGTGAAGCATTATATAATTTACCATAGGTAAATTGTCTTCCAGAGATTGAGGCTCTTTTTCTTCCATTATGGTCTCCCCATATCTTCCCAAAATTTTTCTCTCCCCATAGAATCTGTTTCCGTAAGGGTGTTTGACTCAAATTCATATGAAGAAAATGTCTCTTCATCCGCCGCACTGAAATTCGCACTATTTTGCGGAATCACTTTAATGTGAAAAAAATTCTCTTCTTGTTCACAGGCACATTGCCCGTTTTTACATTTATCCAACATTTTCCACCGCTTTCACGATATTGTCGTAATCTTTAGATCCAAGGACTTTTTTATAATTACAGGATAAGCAGTAAACAAATACCCTGTCTTCGCCGTCTTGATTAGGATAAAGAGAGCCTTGATCCATTGGGCATAAAAGCTCTGGAACAAGGCCCTCTTGTGATAAAGAGAGATACTTCGATACATACTGTACCTTCATTTATCCTACTTCTTTTCAGTTGTTGGGAATCGCAATAGCCATTCCTGCGCTTTTGGGGTCATACCCTTCCAGCTTGACCAATCTAAACCGCCGTTGGTCATATAGTACGTTATCTCTGCGTTTGTTACTGGGTCGAATAACTCTTTGTTACTCTTTAGGTTGAATTTCTCTAGTCTGTCTGGACCGAGATCTCCAATCATGTTTATCTGGAATACTCCGTAAGAACTATCTCCAGTTTTCCTATCCCCGTTATATGCAAGCGGTCTTCCGTTAGATTCACGCTTTGCTATTGACCAAGCTTTCTTAAGGCCTGCTCCTTCGAATCCTACAGTTTTGAGTAGCAATACTAGCTCTTCGTATGTAAGCATCTCAGATGGTTTGTAAACTTGATTACTGAACTTATCTAAGACTTCTTGCTTTAGTTGGGCTTCAGTTTTCACTAAAGGTTTTACTACTAAGGCTTGTGCGGGCTGGACTGGAAACATAAATAATGTTATCATTACTATTGTAACCAGATTATGAGCCAAATCACTAACCTGTTGTTTTATTTTCTCCATTGGCATTTCCTCCTCTAGAGATAACGAACTACAATCATAACATTGATAGGATAAGCCTGTCAAGCCAGTCAACCAGAAAGAAAACATGGATATATCTTATTATACTATTCAAGCAGGACTAAATCCTGCGGTTGGCTTTGGCTATGCGGGAAAAAATATTGTTAAATCATTAAATAATCTAGGACACTCTGTATCTTTTGCAAATCCTAAATCTACTATTCAATTAAATTTTACTCAGCCTCATCATTATAAGCTTCACAGAAATCAGTATCAAATTGGATATACTCCGTGGGAGTCAACATCTATGAGATCAGACTGGGTCGAAAGATTTAACGCTTGTGCTGAAGTGTGGGCAACATCTGATTGGTGTGCACAAGTTTTTAAAGAAAACGGAATAACAAAACCAATATATGTTTATCCACACGGTATTGAAGATTTTTGGAAACCAAAGCGCAGGGTTGTTAAAGAAGGACAACCGTTAAAGTTTTTACACATTGGAGAACCATCTCCAAGAAAAGACGGGCAGCTAGCAGTAGACACTTTTATCAAGCTATATGGCAATAACCCAAACTATCATTTAACTATTAAAGCACACAATTTTAACACTGTTAGAGTTTATGATAAAGATAATCAGTTTATGAGTCCAGAGATGGCATATAACAATATTACTTTAATAACAGATGAGATTAAAGAAGCAGATCTTGTTGCTTTGTATCACAGCCATCATGTTTTGTTGTATCCCACATGGGGAGAAGGTTTTGGGTTTATTCCGCTTCAAGGTTTAGCAACAGGCATGCCAGTTATATCAACATATGATTGGTCTCACTATGTGGACTATATGGGACCACTTAAATTAAAATCTAAACTTACAGATGAGACTTTGCCAAAAGCAGTTGGAGACGGACACATTGGAAAAATGTTTAAACCAGATGCAAAACATTTAGAGCAACTAATGCGTGAAGTTTCTCTTGATTATAAAGCATACTCTGGTTATTATTTTGCTCAGTCAATTAAAATACATGAAGATTATAATTGGGACCAGTTGACCAAGAAAGCATTTGATCATTTAGTAGAAAAATTTTCCTAGCGCTTCCACTTTTAATTATTCTTTGGTAGAATAGGATCTTCACACTAAATCAAATTAACCGCTAGGCGGAGAAACAGGTAATTTTAAATGTCTAAGACTATTGCAAACCCATACGAAAATTTTATTGCGTTATCACGTTACGCTAGATGGATTCCAGAAGAGAATAGACGTGAGACATGGGGAGAAACAGTAGATCGATATTTTTCTTTTATGTTAAATCATTTAAAAGAAAATCATAATTATATTCCAACTGAGAAGCTTGTAGCGGAATTAAAAGACGGTGTATTTAACAGAAATGTGATGCCGTCTATGCGCTCCGTGATGACATCAGGAGCAGCATTAGAAAGAGACAATGTGGCTGGATACAATTGTTCATTTGTTCCAGTAGATTCTCCACGTTCATTTGATGAAACAATGTATATTCTTATGTGCGGAACAGGTGTAGGATTTTCTGTTGAATACAAGTACGTTAATAAACTTCCTGCCGTCCCAGATTCGTTTGAAAAGTCAGATACAGTAATTGTTGTAGAAGATTCAAAACAGGGTTGGGCAAAAGCATATCGTGAGCTACTAGCATTGCTCTGGACTGGACACATTCCAGCAATTGACGTTTCTAAAGTACGTCCCGCAGGTGCACGTCTTAAGACAATGGGTGGACGCTCATCGGGACCACAACCACTTGTAAATCTTTTTGATTTTACTATTGCAAAGTTTAAAAATGCAGCAGGTCGTCAACTTAAGCCTATTGAGGCGCATGACATTATGTGTAAGATTGGAGAAGTTGTTGTCGTTGGCGGAGTACGTAGATCAGCAATGATTTCTCTTTCCAACATTAATGATATTGAGATGGCTGCAGCAAAGTCAGGCAACTGGTGGGAAAATAATACACAACGTGCACTTTCAAATAACTCTGTTGCTTATTCACGCAAGCCAGAGATGGAGCAGTTTATAGCAGAATGGAAAAACCTTTATGATTCAAAATCAGGAGAACGAGGTATATACAATGTGGCCGCAGCTCAAGCCCAAGCAGCCAAGTATGGAAGAAGAGATCCAGATATTCACTACGGAACTAACCCATGCTCAGAGATTATCTTACGTCCTTACCAGTTTTGTAATCTTTCAGAAGTCGTACTTCGTGAAAAAGATACAGTTGAAGATGTTGCAAACAAAGTTCGCCTTGCTACAATTTTGGGAACATGGCAATCAACGCTAACAGATTTTAAGTATTTACGTAAAATATGGAAAGATAATACAGAAGAAGAACGCCTGCTTGGTGTATCCTTAACTGGACAATTTGGACATAAGTTCTTTTCTGGAAAGCAGGGCTTGGATAAGTTGGAAACAACTCTATCGGGTCTTCGTGAATATGCAAGAGAAACGAATAAAGAAGAGGCTGGGAAAATTGGGATTCCTGAGTCTGCAGCTATTACATGTGTAAAGCCTTCTGGCACAGTATCTCAATTGGTCGGGGTATCTTCAGGAATGCATCCTTGGCATTCACCATATTACATTCGTACAGTTCGTGGCTCAAAGGGAGATCCAATTTCTACATTCTTAAAGGAAGTCGGAATTCCAGTAGAAGATGATGTTATGAAGCCAAATGATACATACGTATTTTCATTTCCAGTTAAGGCACCAGAGGGTGCAATTGTTAGAAATGATTTAACAGCATTAGACCACCTAAATACATGGTTAGTTTATCAACGTGCATGGTGTGAGCACAAGCCTTCAATTACAGTTTCTGTAAAAGAAGATGAGTGGATGGAGGTTGGGGCATGGGTATATAAGCATTTTGATGAGGTATCTGGAATTTCATTCCTGCCTCATTCAGATCACTCATACAAGCAGGCTCCCTACCAAGAAGTAGATAAAGCAGAATATGATGCACTTGTTGCAAAGATGCCTAAAGAAATTCGCTGGGA